ATTCTTTGTTTGCTCGGTTCCAAACACGCTTTTGAAGTTTGATTTTTTCTTTGTTTTTTTCTCGCCAAGCGCGCTTTGTAGCCTGAACTTTATCGGTATTTTTTGCTCGCCATTTATTTATGGCTCGGTTCTTGGCTTCTGGGTTTTTCTTGCGACTAGCCTCATTTATTTGACTAAAACAAGGCTTGCAGTAAAAAGTCAAGCCATCTTTATTGCGAGAGGCTTTGAAGAAATTAGTAATGGGCAGAAATTGCTTGCAGCGCGTACAAGTCTTATACTGTTCCATAGTGGACTCCTTTTTAGTCTGCTCATGCCCCTGGATGTTTGCCCATCGCAGGGGTTCTTTTTTAGAACTAAACTTAGTGTAGCCCATTATTGGGAAAAAGCTGAAAGACCCCTAGCGTGTAGGTTCGCTGGGGGTCTTTCTTTTGCTATGCTGAGGACAAAGAAAGGCAACCTACATGTCAAAAATAAAAGGGACTGTTTCCGTATTCTCAAACTCACCAGGACAGCCAACTGGCTACGGTATTGCTGCTGAAGCTTTAGTACAAAGGCTAAAAAGAGACGGCGCAGATGTAGCTGCTATTTCCAATTACGGAAACGAAGGAATCAAGACTCAGTTTGCTACAGAGTACGGCGATGTCCCTGTGTATCCGCGTGGATCTGATGTCTACTCAAATGACTCAGCTATCTTGGGTCACAAGCATTGGCGAGCGCTAAACAAGAAACAACCTGACTTACTAATTACTCTTTACGATGTGTGGGTATTCCAAGGCAAAGGCTGGGATGACTTGAATGTCGCATCCTGGACACCGATTGACCACAGCCCAGTTCCACCAAGCGTAGCCAAATGGAGCGCAAAACAGAATGTCACGCCTCTGGCAATGTCAAAATTCGGTCAGAAAGAACTACAGGCTAAGGGCATAGATTCCATCTACATCCCACACTCAGTAGACACAAAGATTTTCAAGCGTAGAGAAAAGATTGCTGGACAGTCAATCGAAGATTACATGGGCTTCGGTAATGAGCGCTTTGTAGTTGGCATGAACGCCGCCAATAAGTCTGGTGGCATTATTCACCGTAAAGCTTTTGGCGAGAACCTTATGGCATTTGCTATCTTTGCTAAGAAGCACCCAGACGCAATGCTGTACATTCATACAGACCCAGTTAGTCCTCACGGCTGGAACCTAATGGGACTTGGTGAGATTCTAGGTATTCCCAAGGACAACATGGCTTTTGTAGATCCAGTTAGCTATCGCTTCGGTATTAGGCAAGAAGACCTAGCTGGAATCTATAGCTCTTGGGATGTAATGCTTGCTACCAGCTACGGAGAAGGATTCGGTATCCCTACAGTAGAGGCTCAGGCTTGTGGCGTGCCAGTGATTGTTTCTGACTTTGCTGCTTCGGCTGAGCTAGTTGGCGATGGATGGACTGTAGGCGGTCAGCCTCTATACGATAACTCGCAGGGTGCTTTCTTCAACATTCCATCAGTGCCACTAATTGTGCAAGCACTAGAAGAAGCCTACGCAAGAGGAAAAGGCAAGTCAGAAAAAGCTGTTGAGTTTGCTCAGCAATACGACCACGATGTTGTGTGGGATAAGCATTGGAAACCAGCGTTGAAGAAGCTTCTCAAGTGATTCCAGTTCTTGGCTTTGCCACACTAAACCGCTTTGACCTAGCAGAGCGCCTAATGTTATCTATTGACTATCCAGTTGAACACCTAGTTGTCGTAGACAACTCAGGTACTCAGAACTGGATACCACCAAGAGTGGCTATGGCTAAGCACCAGTGGAACATTCAAGTCCCGAAAGGCTTGGGGCTTGTAGGTGCTTGGAACTTGATTGTGAAATCCACACCTTATACAGATCAAGGCGACACGCCTTACTGGGTTCTCGTGAACGATGATGCTTGGTTTGAGCCAGGCGCATTAGCCAGGATTGCTGAACAAGCAGATAGAAACGCCCTTTCTTTTCCAGACATCGTTCCAGATTGGTCGTGTATCGTGCTTGGAGACAAGGTTGTAGAGAGAGCTGGCCTTTATGACGAGCGTTTTTACCCTCTTTACTTTGATGACAACGATTATGAGCGCCGAATTGACAAAAAAGGCATACAAATCAAGCGAATTGACGCAAAAGTACATCACGAGAACAGCTCTACTCTCAAAAGCGGGTTCCAAAACCAAAATTCGGTCACATTTAGGGCTAATCAGGGCCTTTTTGAGCAAAAAGTTGCCGAAAATGACTATTCAGAGGGCAACTGGAGTCTAAAAGTAAGAAGAAGCAACCGATGGGACTAATTTACACAGGTGGAACCTTCGATTTGTTCCACGCAGGTCACGCAGAGTTCCTAAGACGCTGCTCTGAGCTTGGCAGTGTTGTCGTAGCGCTAAATACCGATGAGTTCATCGAGGAATACAAAGGCAAGCCACCAGTAATCAGCTACAGAGACAGAGCAGATGTTTTACTTGCTTGTCGTTATGTAGATCAGGTTGTCCCTAACATCGGTGGACCAGATAGTCGCATCACAATAGAAACTGTTATGCCAGACTTAGTTGTCATTGGTTCGGACTGGGCTAGGCGTGATTACTATACGCAAATGGCTTTTGACCAAGACTGGCTCGATAGCAGAGGCATTGGACTTTGCTACATCCCATACACTCCAGGAATCAGCTCTACAGCCATCAAAGAGCGTATGCTGTTTAGGCGATAGACTAGACCTAGATTTAGCAAAGGACAATCGTGGCTATTACCAACGGATACGCAACTCTGGCTCAAGTAAAAGGCGCACTCCGCATCACAGACAATGTAGATGATGCCCTACTAGAGATGGCTATTGAGTCAGCTTCAAGACTTATTGACGGCTACACCTATCGGTACTTCTATAACGCAGGAACCGCAACAAGAAACTTTGCTGCTGAGGACTCTTACTTAGTAAACATTGACGATTTGGTTAGCATTTCAGAACTAAAGTCCACTGATGAAATTGGTAGCGAATACACTACTTGGCTTGCAACTGATTACCAGCTACAGCCAGTAAACGGAAAACAAGACGGTCTAAACATTCCTTACACAAGCATCCTTGCTGTAGATGACAAGCTATTCAACACACTTGGCAGTCAAGCCCTTGTGCGAATTACTGGAGTATGGGGTTGGTCAGCAGTTCCGATAGCTGTGACCCAAGCAACAATTATTCAGTCATCAAGAATTTACAAACGCCTTGACTCGCCTCTTGGTGTTGCAGGATTCGGTGATCTTGGAGCTATCCGTGTTGGTCGTGCGCTTGACCCAGATGTAGAACAGCTAGTCATGCCATACCGCATTATGAGGACATTCGCCTAATGGCTTCTATCTCAGACATCCGAGCTGGGATTGCTACTAACCTGGCAACCATTACTGGTCTTCGCACATCAGCAGAAATCCCTGATAACCCCAACCCACCTATAGCCATCGTGTCTTTGGATTCGGTCAATTACGACAAGGCTTATGCAAAGGGTCTGGTGGAGTACAACTTTACAGTTACTGTGATTGTGGGCAGATCAGCAGAGCGCATTGCTCAGAGGACACTAGACACTTATATCTCCACAGGGCAAAACTCTATCAAAAATGCGATAGAGTTAGACAAGAGCCTTGGCGGGAAAGCCTACGACTGTCGAGTAGCTTCATTGAACTCCATTGGTTCAATTCAACTAAATGACAACACATACCTGGCTGCTGACTTTTCGGTCACAGTCATAGCAAACTAGGAGAAATAAATGCCAAAGTTTTACGCTCAGGATTACAAGATTACCGTAGGAACCGCTGTACTCAGCACATCCTTGAACTCTGTAACCCTTGACATCACCGCAGACGAGGTTGAGACAACAGCTTTCGGATCATCTTACAGAACCCGTATTGGTGGACTAAAAGACGCATCTGTATCACTTGACTTCATGCAGGACTTCGGAGCAGGAGCCGTAGACGCTCTATTGTTCCCATTGCTCGGTTCCACCGTAGCTGTAAAGATTGCGCCTACTTCTGGCACAGTAACAGCTACCAATCCGCAGTATGAGTTCACAGCGCTTGTAACCCAGTACCAGCCTTTCGCTGGCGCAGTGGGCGATTTGGCCACATTGTCAGTTTCATGGCCTGTCACTGGTGAAGTCACCAGGGCAACCGCAGCAGCCTAATAACTGCTAGGATTCAACTATGAGACTAAACCTACAAGTTGCTTACTCTGCTAAGCCAGATGAGCTAAAACAAATCATTTGCAATCCATCTGACATGGTAAAGCTTGAAACAAAGTTTGACATGTCAATAGCCAGTCTTGAGAGCAACATCAAGATTACTCACTTGCTTTTCCTAGCTTGGGCAAGCGAGTCCCGCACTAAAGCAACTACTCTTTCGTTCGAGGAGTGGGT